AGGCAGCATGCCAACCTTCTCCATCTGGAGGAAAGTTTGGCCATGTTCGACGAGCATGTATCTCTCGACGAACTGCCTTTTGGGGTGCACTTCATGGAACCATGACAGTGCACTTTGTGCTACCACTCCTCGGATCCACATGGGTGGGATGCCGCTTTGGTCAAAGAAGCGGTCACCTTCTAGGCTCACAAGAGCCTTTATCTTGAGAAGGTCAACAAATTCCAGCAAGTCACTCAAACTTGCAGGAAGATCAAACATTTCCATCTGTTGTTCGCAGTAGATGCAACTCAACTTCGAGATAGTATTCGATCCGGGCGATATGATCGCCCCGAATAGTGGGTACAACAACACCACTGTGTCTAGGTACTTCCTCAATCCGAGAGTGATTGAGTCGTCACCGCACCTCACAGCCATGGTCGATACGAACTCCCAATCTGGGAGATCAAGAGTTTTAAGGAACTGCTCCATATCGTCCATGGTCTTCAAATGAGTGATGTCTATTCCTTTATCGCAAAGGTAATAGGCGAGGTGCTCGATAAACTTCGTGTAGGCATTATCTATGAACCATGTGGGGGGGTCCCCCATCATCGGTTTAAGATTGCATTGCTCAATATCTTCCAGGTCACTGTCCCTGTAGATAATTTTGCGATGCCCACTGTTGATCATCCAGACCATTCGAAGGAATGGATTCTGGCTGGCCCTACTCCCGGCATACGTGCCTTGCATAAAGCCGAGGTGCAGTTCTTTCAAGATAAGATCAGAACACCGGGAGAGGTCGAGGGATAGCAATTCAAACTCAGCAAGAACTTCCTGTTCTTCTGGTGTGAGTTGTTCCTCAACGCGCTTTCCGAAACGTGCTTTCAGATGCGTTAATACTCGTGTACGGAAACTTGTCAAGCCGCCTTTCTTACGATCGTGTAGAGTGGGGATTTCAGGATCACCACTCGCGAGCTTGTACATGTATTCACGAACAGGTCCTCCAAGAAGGGCGATATACCACTCATTAATGTTAATGGGTCGGCATTTATCGCCACGTTCTTTGAGGCCATGGATTTCCACCACCCTTACGAAGTGAGGGAAAGGTGGCTGATCAAAGTCAAGGCCCATCTGACGGTACGTCATCTTTTCAGTAAAGACCGAAAGAAATGGATCTTGGCCGATCAATCCAACTGGAACATTCGAGTCCCAATTAATAAGGCCGACATTATAGCACTTGGACAGTGCAACGTCTCTGACGATATATTGTTCGTTGGTCATACCTTTCTGGTAGTCTACCAGTGAAAGGT